TTGCTCTTCGCGGTATGAAATTGATTATTCCACCGCAGCTTCAGTTCATTGCTGATCGTTTGCTTGAGTCTACACTTCGCACAGGAACATCAGACAATGATGTCAATGCGTTGCGTAACATGGGTATGCTTCCAGAGGGTTACACAATTAACCATTTCTTGACAGACCCAGATGCGTTTTTCATTAAGACTGACGCACCAAATGGCTTCAAGCACTTTGAACGTGCGCCTTTGGCGACAAACATGGAAGCTGACTTCGACTCAGGTAACATGCGCTTTAAGGCTCGTGAGCGTTACAGCTTTGGATTTAGTGATCCACGCGCTGTCTTCGGTTCACCCGGAGCATAAGCGAACAATTGTACGAAAGGGCGGCTTCCATGCCGCCCTTTTTTATTGTATATTGTTTTATCCCTGACAGTTACATAACGTAACTGACAATAGCCAAGACAGGAGATTTAAATGGCTAATTCAACATTTAGCGGACCAATCCGTTCAGAAAACGGCTTTAAAAATATCATTAAGAATAGCACGACAGGTGCGCTGACCAATGAGATGACTTTATCAACTTATACAGCGACCATTGATATTGCTGCTTCAGGCACAAGTCATAAAGAGGCTTCTATTGGTATTCCTTCAAATTTCATTCCTATGGGTGTTGCGGTTACAGTTGTGACAGCCGCTGCTAATAACGTAAACCTTGTTGATATCGGTACAGATACAGATCCAGATGGATTTGTTGACGGACTGCCTACGACAGCCATTAACGCGACTGGTTTCAAAGGTTTCTTTGGCTGTAACGGTGTGCTTGGCATGTCTGGGTTTGCTGCTGGTCAAGTGGCAGAAGCAACCGCTGATGAGGTTGAGGTAACTATTTCAGGCACAGCAGGCGCTGGTGGTCAAATATCTTTGAAGTTCTTTGGTATTTCATCTGACTCACCAACTGCCTAATAGGAGGCTTTAATGGCTGATTCTGACGTAAGATCAAAGCGTGTTACTGGCACAGGATCTCTTGCTGTGGGGCCTGCCCGTATTCGTCAAATACAGTTGAAGACAGCTTCAGGCACTCCTCGCCTTACCGTTACAGATGGTAACGGTGGTGCTACAGTCCTTGATTTGGATTTCAACGCTTCAGACACACACTCTGTTAATATTCCGTCAAACGGTATTTTGGTTAGTGACATAAACGTATCTGCGTTCACCAATATTACCGCTGCGACATTCTTTTTTAACTGAGGTAAGTTATGGCACGGCGTAAAGACACGATGCCAAAAAGAAACAAAAAGAATTTCCGCCCCACAAAAGCGGGGGCGGGAATGACTAAAGCTGGTGTTGCTGCCTATAGAAGAGCGAACCCCGGTTCAAAATTAAAAACTGCTGTTACAGGCAAGGTCAAACCCGGTAGTAAAGCAGCGAAAAGACGTAAGTCATTTTGTGCTAGATCTGCCGGACAAATGAAAAAGTTTCCAAAAGCGGCTAAAAATCCTAACAGCCGTTTAAGACAGGCTCGTAGAAGATGGAAGTGTTGATGACCCCAGAAGAAGTGCTTCGTCAATTAGAAAAGCATGAGGAGTCGTGCGATAAGCGTTATGCTGAAATCCAACGTCAATTGGATAAATTAGACATGCGTTTATGGGGTATCGCGGCTCTTATAGTGGCTACAGCTTTAGCGAATAGGTTTATATAATGGTTATGAGTAGAGCCGGAATGAGTAAGCAAATTACTAAGTCGCCAAGTAAAAGAGATCCAAAAGTAGGCACTGGTAAAAAACCTAAAGGCTCTGGTAGGAGATTGTACACAGATGAAAATCCCAAAGACACTGTCAAAATTAAGTTTGCGACTCCGGCAGACGCTAGAGCTACTGTTGCAAGAGTTAAAAAAATTAAAAAGCCTTTTGCTAGGAAAATTCAAATCCTGACTGTTGGTGAGCAAAGAGCCAAGGTTATGGGTAAGAATGAAGTAGTAAACATTTTTAAAAAAGGCAAAGAGTCTATTAGAAGGAGTAACAAAAATGCCTAAAGACGCTTGCTATCACAAAGTTAAAGCTCGCTACAGAGTTTTTCCAAGTGCTTATGCTTCAGGTGCCATTGCAAAATGTAGGAAAGTGGGTGCCGCAAACTATGGAACTGGAGGCAAGAAGAAAAAAGCCAAGAAAAAAGCTGATGGTGGTGTAATTAGAATGAAGGATGGTGGGCCAGCTTTGCCAGCAAAGAGGCCATCAAAAAATGGTGGAGTCGCTCGTGGGTGCGGAATGATAATGGAGGGTCGGAGAAAAGTAACTAAAGTGAGATAAAAATGGAGCCAATCTCGACTGCTTTAGCAGGTTTTGCATTATTCAAAAGTGCAGTCGATGGCATCAAAAGTGTCATTAGTACAGCGAATGACGTATCAGAAATCGCTGGACATATAGATAACCTGTTTGAAGGTGAAAGACAGGTACAGCAAAGACGTAATAAAAAGTCTGGTGTAGGAGTAGGAGATCAGTTTGGTATAAAGTCAGTAGCGCAAGAGATCATAGATGCGAAGCTGGCTAAAGAACAGATGCAGGAAATTGCTACCATGGTGGACCTTCGTTTTGGTCATGGAACATGGGCTTCTATAGTGGCGGAAAGAGCAAAACGTATACAACAAGCGAAAGAGGCCGCAGCCATTGCAAGAAAAGAAGCGGCAAGGAAGCAAAAGGAGTTAGAAGAAAATATAAAAGCCGCAGCTTTAATTTTTATCGTTATAGTTGTTGCTGTTGGTTTATTCGTTATTCTTATGATTTCTATAGCAAGGGCGATGGGTTTGTAAATGGCAGTAAGGAAAACAAAAAGTGGGTTGGCGCTCAAAAGGTGGTTCAAAGAGGACTGGAAGGACCAGCGCACGGGGAAGCCGTGTGGGCGTAGGAAGGGTGAAAAACGGGGTACTCCATATTGCCGCCCCACCAAAAGGATTAGTTCTAAGACCCCCAAAACAGCCAGCGAAATGACATCTGCTGAAAAGCGTAGTCGTATCGCTCAAAAAAAACGTATAGGACAGCCAGCAGGGAAGCCGAGGCGAGTAAAGTCTTTACGGCGTAAGAAAAAGTGAAAAATCTTATAGAGAGTTGGGTTAACAACGATTTAAGCGTTGTTGACAAAAGCACGGGCTTTGCCCCATGTCCATTTGCTAAAAAAGCAATACATGACAATAAATTAAATATAATTGATTGTGATGGAGACTTATGGGAGCAAATTGCAATACAGTGCAAAGATTTTGATGACAAGTATTCTGTTGTTATATGCACAGAGTGGGAACCTAAACAAACATATGAAGAAGTTGAAGCGGCTTGCATGGCAATGAATGAATGGTTTGCGCTGAACAAAATGGATGTTTGGTTGCTGGCGTTTCAAACAGATTTTACTATGGTTTTTGTGCAAAGATTGTCAGAACTTAATGAGGCTAGTCAAAAGCTAGAAAAAATGGGATACTACGAGCATTATGATCGTGAAGATTATGTGCGCTTAATTTTGAACCGCAGAAGGAGATTTCAAAATGCCGGGAGCTAAAAAACAAGCAATGAAGCGTATGCGTGGCGGCGGAAAAGTAATGGCTAAAAAAATGATGGGTGGCGGTGCTGCTAAACAAGCCAAAAAAATGCGTGGTGGTGGTGCAACTGCACCTAAACGTATGAGAGGTGGCGGCGCTGCAAAAGCAGTATCTCCTCGAAAGCGCATGGCTATGGGAATGATGCGTGGCGGCGGTGTAAAGAAGATGATGCGCGGCGGCAAGGCTAAGAAATAATGGCTGTATCTGGTTCCACTGATTTTGAGCTTGATGTAAGTGATTACATTGAAGAAGCATTTGAACGCTGTGGTTTAGAAGTACGTACTGGTTATGATCTAAGGACTGCCAAGCGTTCATTAAACTTGCTGTTTGCTGATTGGGCAAACAGAGGCTTAAATCAGTGGACCATAGAACAACGCACTTTAACCCTGACTCAAGGCACGGCTGCGTATAATCTTGGTACAGATGTAATTGATGTATTATCTGCCGTTTTACGGCGGAGCGGTACCGATTTAACCATGGATAGAATCAGCCGTGATCAATATATTTCTATCCCCACAAAAACGACTCAATCAAGACCAACACAGTTTTTTATTGATCGTCAAATAACTCCACAAATAAAAATCTGGCCTTTGCCAGAAAATAGCACTGATACAATCATATATGATGTGTTGACTCGTATAGATGACGCAGATGATTACACGAATACAGTAAGTTTGCCGTTTAGATTTTACCCCTGTCTTGCGGCTGGGCTTGCTTATTATCTTGCTATAAAGAAAGCTCCTGATCGTATTCAAATGTTAAAAGCAATATACGATGAGGAGTTTATGAGAGCGCAGGAAGAAGATCGTGATAGAGCGTCTTTCAATGTAACTCCTAATTTACAATTCTATAGGATCGTATAATGGGAAGATTTGCTGTCGGAAAAGATGCTTATGGCATATCAGACAGATCTGGTTTTCGTTATCGTTTGCGTGATATGCGAAAAGAGTGGAACGGTCTGCTTGTCGGAAAAGATGAGTGGGAAGCAAAACACCCACAATTAGAACCTGTTCGACACCCACCGGATGCAGAAGCTCTGCGTGATCCAAGGCCAGATACACAGAATATATTTAATGAAGAAATAAAATTTCCTGTTTTCAGCACAGAAACATTACAATATGTAACACCCGTTTTTTTAAGGGGGTCAGTAGGAACTGTTACCTTTAGCGATAATGTTGTTACGCCCACATATGTTTCAGTAAATGGTGTGTCTGCAATTGGATCTATTGGTTCAGTAACAGTTACCACCACAGAGGTTCCAGTGAGTGGCATATCTGCAACTGGATCTGTTGGGTCAGTAACAGTTTCTACATCTGGTGCCGTTATAACGCAAACATTTACTGTCACTGTTGTAAGCACTGGTTATGGTAATAAGTATTATATAGATGGAGTACAACAGGCCACTGTCAATCTATCTGAGGGAAGCACTTATCGCTTTGATCAGTCTGATAGCAGTAATTCAGGTCATCCTTTAAGATTAAGCACAACCTCTGATGGAACCCATGGCGGTGGTTCTCAGTACACCACTGGTGTAACAACCACATCTACATATACTCAAATCACAGTTGCTGTAGGTGCGCCTACTTTGTATTATTACTGCACCAACCATAGCGGCATGGGCGGACAGGCGAACACACCATGAGTTTTACATACACAACATTAAAACAAGCCATACAGGATTATGCTGAAAATAACGAAACAACTTTCGTTAATAATTTAGATAATTTTATTAAGGCGGCAGAAGAGAGAATACTTAAAGAAGTTGATCTTGAGTTCTTTCGCAAAAACGTGACTGCAAATATGACAAGTGGCAATAAGTTTTTAGTTATGCCAACAGACTTTTTGTCATCTTTTTCTTTATCGTATGTGGATTCATCTGGAGAAAATATCTTTCTTTTACAAAAAGATGTAAATTTTTTGCAAGAATTTCATCCGAATCCATCAACTACGGGTGCGCCTAAATATTATGGAATTTTTGATTATCAAAACTTTATTTTAGCACCCACACCTAATTCTTCTTATTCAGCAGAGTTGCATTATTATTATAGGCCAGCCTCAATTGTTGGTGCGGGGACAACTTGGATAGGCACGAATGCACCTCAAGCATTGCTATATGGAGCTTTGGTTGAAGCTTACATATTCATGAAAGGTGAGCAAGATGTCATTCAGCTTTATAATGGCAGACTGCAAGAAGCTATAAATGACTTGCAAATATATGCTGTAACAAAAGAAAATACAGATGCGTACAGAAGTGGGTTACTGATAAAAGCAAGGGCGTAGAAGGGGCAAAATGTTACAAGATGATTTGGAGGGCAAGACCATTGCTATCATTGGTCTTGGCGGCACTTATGCTGACTACATCTTAGCAAGAATAAATTCAGAAAAATTTGATGAAGTATGGGGCATTAATAGCATTGGTGCCATTATACATGTTGATAGAACATTTATGATGGACCCTGCCTCTAGGTTTTTAGATGATGTTAAGGCTGGGAAACAAACAGGTGTTGGAAAAGAGTTTCTTTTAGAGACTCCAAATAAAGGTCCTGTTTATTCTTGCTGTTTAGATGAGAGAGTTCCAGAGATACAGGAATATCCTTTAGCAGAGGTAGTTTCGTATCTTGGATACTCTTACTTTAACAATACAGTGGCGTATTCAATAGCTTTTGCAATCACTAAAAAAGTTAAAAAAATCCATTTTTACGGAATAGACTTTAGTTATAGACAAAACATAAATTTTGCTGAAGCTGGCAGAGCTTGTTGTGAATTTTGGTGCGCCATAGCATTGAGCAAAGGCATTCAAATTGAAACAGCAGGTAGATCAAACTTTCTTGACACAAATGTCCCAGAAGATGAGAAATTGTATGGATACCATAGACTTGATGATCCCTTGGTTCAAACCATCAAGGATGGCAACTTAATGATTGTAAAAAAATCAGAATATACAGCAGAGGCAAAAAATCAAAAAACTTCACCAGAACCGTTAGATGGACGCGAACCAGTTCTTATAGGCAGGCATGATGTGCCGGGAGTAACATACGATGATTAGTGTAAATACAGGCATTGATGTGGGTAGTATTGATGTAACAACATCAGACAACGGAGGATTATCGTCAGATCAAATAGCTGAAATGGCTCGTAAAAAAATCGTTTATGTATCAAATGATGCTCCCCCTGCTATAAAAGATCAAGCACAGGCTTTTGCTGATAAAGTTGAGCAAATATTACGTTTCTACGTAGACTTGGCTAAACGTGAGGAGCGTGGTACTATATGCCAGACTTTGCGTAATGCTGGTCATAAAGACATTGCTGAATTTATTAGGAGACTGTAATGGCAATCACGCAAGCAATGTGTAGTTCTTTTAAGCAAGAATTGCTGGTAGGCACACATAATTTTACAAATGGTTCAGGTAACACTTTTAAGTTGGCATTGTATGCAATTGGCGGCGGTGGTAAATCTGGCACGACCGCTACTCTAGGTGCCACGACGACTGCGTTTACCACAACGGGTGAAGTGGCAAACAGTGGATCTTACACTTCTGGCGGCAGTGCGCTGACTAACGTAACGCCAACATTAAGCGGAACAACAGCTATTACAGATTTTGCTGATCTTAGCTTTACCACAGCTACTATTACGGCTCGTGGTGCTTTGATTTACAATTCATCTGCTTCTAACAAAGGGGTAGCTGTATTAGATTTTGGTTCTAACAAAAGCTCTAGTTCTGGCACATTTACGATTCAGTTCCCTACGGCAGACGCATCAAACGCTATCATTCGGATAGCTTAACGGAGTAAGCTGTGACTAACATCACGGGATGGGGCAGAGGCGCTTGGGGTGAAGGTGCTTGGGGTCAACCCGTACCTGTAGTTCTCACCGGAGTTTCTGCTACCACTGGTGTTGGGACTCCTTTAGCTGGAGGCGGCAGTTTAGTTGGCCCTGTTGGTGCAGTCGGTACCATAGGTTTTGGCGATGAACAGGTAACTGCTACTGCCAATGTATCTGTAACTGGTGTTACAGCAACTATTTCAACATCAACCCCCACAGCCCCAGCCGCAGTTACTTTAACGGGAATTTCTGCCACCGCTTCTACGACAACTCCAACAATCATAGGTGGCGCAGTATTCAGTATTACTGGTAATTCTGCATCTATAGCTGTTGGATCTCCCACGGTAGATGATCTTGCTTTTGGCGTTACAGGATTGTCAGCAACCACAAATGTTGGTATTGTCTTTGTCTGGGGACAGGTAGTGCCAGACCAAAATGCGTCTTGGGCTACAATCAACCCTAATAACACAAGCTCTTGGAGTGAGATAAATCCAAGTCAAAATGCTGATTGGAAAGAGGTTGCGTAGATGGCTAGTTCATACACCACTAGAACGGGCATAGAAAAACCAGCTACTGGCGAACAGTCAGGAACTTGGGGTGCAACCACTAATACAAACTTTGACATTATAGATACCGCTCTGAACGGTATTGTCACGTTAACTCTTAGTGGCACTTCATCAACTTTAACAACATCTGACGGCACAGTGTCAGATGGAATGAATAAGTTAATTGTTTGTGCAGGATCTCCTTCAGGCACTCACACCATTACAGTTGCGCCAAACACCGCTGAAAAAGTCTATTTTGTAACAAATAGCTCGGGTCAATCTGTTATCTTCTCTCAAGGTTCTGGAGCAAATGCAACTGTTGCAAACG